TGTATATAGGAACAGGTGGTGATGTCGTAGTGACAATGGCAGGAAATGATGTAGTAACATTTTTTAATGTTCAGGATGGAACATTTATGCCTGTTCAGGTATTAAAAGTTTGGGATGCAACAACAGCAGAAGATATTATAGCCCTTTGGTAGATGACAACGATAACAATAACGCAGACATTTACATCAAAAACAAGAAACGGAGGGGGAGGTGGTGCAATTCCCCCCTCTAATACAGTAGCTCCTGTTATCTCAGGCAGTAGTGCAATTGGCTCTACCCTATCCAGTACCACCGGCACATGGACAGGAACACCTACAATAACATATGGCTATCAATGGAAAAGAGCAGGTGTTGACATCGTAGGCGAAACTAATTCAACCTATGTTCTTGTAGTAGCTGATTATAATATAGCAATAACTTGTGAGGTTACAGCTACAAACGTAGCAGGATCTTCAAGCGCTACAAGCAATTCAATAACAGGGACAGGTGTTGCTCCTGTTAATACTGTAGCTCCTGTAATAAGTGGCACTCCTACAGTAGGACAGACACTATCAAGTACTACAGGCACTTGGACCGGCAATCCTACTCCGACATATACCTATCAGTGGAAAAGGAATGGGAGCAATATAGCAAGTGCTACATCATCAACATATACCCTTGTTCAAGCTGATGCAACATTCGCAATAACCTGCGCTGTAACTGGAACAAATGTAGTAGGGGCAGCGGAAGCAACAAGCAACTCATTGACAATATTCGATGCTGATGCTCAAGCGTTTATTACAGCTGCGACAATAACAGACAATACTCAAAAAACTGCTATCAATACCTTAGTAGTTGATATGAAAGGCTTCGGTATTTGGACTAAAATGAAAGCTATTTATCCTTTTGTTGGTGGCACAGCTACAACGCATAAATTTAACCTAATAAATCCTGCTGATACTAATGCAGCTTTTAGATTGGTTTTTTCAGGTGGTTGGACACATAGCAGTACAGGAGCAACTCCAAACGGCATTAATGCCTATGCGGATACATTTTTAGTGCCTAATACGATTTTAACTCAAAACAGCACTCACGTTTCATATTACAGCAGGATAAATAGCAACTTAACAGAAGTAGAAGTAGGTGCATCTAATGGACCAAACGCTTCTGACAATAAATTAGTATTAGAAATTAGAACAAGTGGAGTTACTTATTATAATATAAATTCAACAAATGTTTACTTGCAAGTTTTAGATACTAATTCAAGAGCATTTTATATTGGTAATAGAACAGCTTCAAATGTTGTAAACGGATGGCGTAATAGTTCTAAAATTGTAACAGGTACAACAGCATCAACAGCTCCTTCGACTGCAAATGTATATTTAGGAGCTTTCAATAGAGTTGGTTCAGTTGTTTTTTATTCAACAAAACAATGCGCTTTTGCAAGTATCGGCGATGGCTTAACGGATACAGATGCAGGTAATTTTTATACAGCGGTGCAGGCATTCCAAACAACTTTATCTCGCCAAGTATGACATACGTAGGACTATTAACAGAATCGCAAAAAAATGAGCTTGTCGGTCAATTATATGATGAAGACAGCTATTTTAACCCAATACAAGATATTGATAACAACTGGATAATTTCAGTTGAGGAAATGGAATTTTGCGTTAATCCTGAATTTCAATGGGTAAAAGATTTACCTTTGATAGAATATAAACCAAAGCCGTCACCGCCATTTCCACCGATAGATTAAAAATTAAAAACTATGTTAGGCGGTTTATTAGATGAAGAAGAAAGATTATATTTGTCTGATAAGTTTTATGATGAATATAAACCATTTACTCCTGTATTAGACACAGAGAAAAATTGGATTATACCGTTACACCAAATATTTGAAAACAAAAATATAGACTGTTGGTGGGTAAAGCATTTACCAATAGTTGAATACAAACACTAAACCCATGTTTTTACAAGTACCCCAAGAGATAAGCTATCTGACAAATTACGGAATCTTAGGACTATTCGCCATACTAATGATTGGCGTTATAATTTTTATGGGCAAACAGTTTTTTGCTTGGCATAAGAAAAACGAAGCAAGAATACAGGAGCTTGAAAAACGACATGATCAATATATGACAGAAGATCGTGCAAGACTTATTGATACCATAAACAGTAACAATAATGTCATTGAAAATAATACTGCAATGATGAAAAAACTTCTTAACCTAGTAGAAAGATTAGATAGATGAAACAGACGATACTATTTATTGATGCCGGGCATGGTGGACTAGATCCAATGACAAAGAAGTATTTAACTCCTGAAACAATAGGGAAGAAAACACTTCACACAAATGGTAAAGCATACCATGATAATGGATGGTTCTATGAAGGTCATTTCAATAGACAGTTTGCAAATGAGTTTATGGAAAAGGCTATAGCAGCAAGATTCCATTGTATTCCAGTGTACCACCCTTGGAATGACAACTCACTAAAAGATAGAACAGACTCTGCAAATCAGATTGCAGCAAAATATGGCACTAGATCATTATTCCTTTCGTTCCATGCTAATGCAGCAGGGATGACTACAGGCCCACAAACATCCGCTGAAGGAGTTGGTGCTTTTGTTTATAAAGTTGGTTCTGATACCTCTAATCTTGCTTTGTCTATATGCCAAGGACTTGAAAAGATATTCGATAGGTATGGCAGCAAGAGACGCGCGTCATTAGTATTAGACACTTCATTGCATATTACGTCTGCTACAAGTATGCCAGCAATATTATTTGAGCTAGGATTTTTTGACAATCCAAATAATGCAGATCTCTTGATAAACCCAACATTCAGAACTGCACTGATTACGTCAATGATTGAGACACTCAAAACAAAAGTTATATGAGAAAGAAATTCAAAGATACCAAAGTTGGAAAGTTCTTATCTGAGAAGGCTCCAAAGATTTTGCAGGCAGTTGGAGATATACTCCCTGAGAAGGGCGCATTGGGCATTGTAAAGAACTTAATCAACTTATCTGATGACTTATCCCCTGAGGACAAACAAATGCTCTCAGAGGAGATTTTAAAGCTTGAGGAGCTTGAGCTAAAAGATAGAGACTCTGCAAGAAATAGAGAGATAGAGATAGCAAAAATCCACAAGTATGACTTCTTGTTCTACCTAACCGGAATAATTGGACTTGCTGCTTTCTGTTTTATGATATATGCAATCGTGTACCTGACCATCCCTACCGAGAATAAAGAGGTATGGATCCACCTGATAGGTATTACAGAGGGTATTGTGATTTCGATATTTGGCTACTACTTTGGTAGCTCAATTAGAAGAAATTCAAATTAAATATCTATATTTGCCAATTAAATAAAATCAAATCAATTATGAATTACGTTTCAAAAGAAGAGCTTGAAAGAATACAAGCTATGAACTCAGAATTTGCTAAAGCAAAGATGGCATTAGGAGAACTAGAGCTAAACAAGCAAGGCATCCTAGGTCAGATTAACGCTATGCGTCAGGAGTTCTCTGAATATGAAAGGATACTAATTTCGAAATATGGCCAAGACTCTGTTATAAATTTACAAACAGGCGAGGTCACCCAAAAAACATAAATAATGGCAAAGATAAGTACATACGCTACTACAGCACCGGCCCTTGGTGATATGCTCATTGGCACTGATGTCAATGACATGAACAGCACTAAGAATTTTACCATAGGAAGTTTATTGTCACTCCCTGGGTCAACAACGTATGTACCTTATACAGGAGCAACGAATGACGTATTTCTTTTAGGATATGGATTCTATGCTAATGAGTTTGTTGTTTATGGAGGGACATCATCACAGTTTCTAAAAGCAGATGGGTCAATAGACAGCACTGCTTATTTGCCTGTATCTACTGCCGCATCAACGTATGTCCCATATACAGGAGCAAATGCAAATGTAGATTTAGGTGTATGGCAGTTAAAGGCAAGTAGTATATACACTGTTCTAGCCGAAATCGAGTTCATTAATTCAATTACAGATGACTTTGAAATAAAGGATCAAGGCAGTAACTTTCCTGGATTAAAATTAGACTTTAACAATGGAATTTATTATCTAGGAGATAGTGCAGGATTTGTTAACGGCACCTATATCAAAGTTGACGATGCCAACAGCAGAGTAGAGATAAGCAAAGCTATCTATACCAATGCTAGTACAGGTACAGCAGGTCAGATATTGACAAGTCAGGGAGCTGCACTTCCTGCAACTTGGGTAACAGCATCTTATTTAGTTCCAAAGTATGGCTCATTCTATGACACCACTACACAGACAACAATTGGGAACGAAAATCTTCCAATGAAACTAAATACTACTGACGTTTCAGCCACAAGCGGATTCAGTATTGCCAATGATACACTTGGAAGACCCACAAGAATAACAACAACTGAAACAGGTATTTTTAATGTACAGTTTTCAGCTCAACTACATAAAACATCAGGTGGTGGTGCTACTCAGATATACATATGGTTTGCAGTAAATGGAGTTGATTTAGCCGATAGCGCTACAACATTGACACTAGCAAATAATGGTGATCTATTAGTAGCTGCTTGGAACTATTTTGTCCCATTAACAACAGGTCAATATGTAGAGATAAAATGGAGAGCATCAGCAGCAAACATAGAAATCCAACGCAACACAACATTGCCAAGTGTTCCAGGAATTCCATCGGTAATAGCAACAATACATAGAGTATCGTAATGGACGTAAGGAAGATATCGATAGGCGCTGATTATAAGAACGCAATGCATTATGTTGTCGGGCAGAAAGTCCTAGGTGACACCAATGAGATACATCTTATAAGAAGAGACCAATCGGGATCTATCCGCATCTACATAGTAAACAAGAAGGGCGAGATAGTCCTATGGAAAGAATTTAATGATACAATTCCAATTTCAATCGAATTTAATATAGATTTTTAATGAAATCACCGACTCAATTTATAGTAAAGCCTGTAAATGGGAGTCGATATAACAACACAAAAAGCATAGCCGGTGTTGAGTTCATTATAAACACCTCTGAGGAGGAGTTTAAGTTCTCAAATCGTTATGCTGAGGTTATAGAGACACCTATAGATTACAGCGGTCCAATAAGACCAGGGGACACCTTAATCGTCCACCATAATGTCTTTAAGTTCTACAACGACATTAAGGGAAGGCGCAAAAGCGGTAAGAGCTTTTTCAAGGAGGACCTGTTCTTTATTGATGATGAGCAGTTTTATTTGTATAAGAGTGACGGCAAGTGGCAAGCATATGATAGGTATTGTTTCGTAAAGCCTATACCTGCTGAAGAGAGCTACATAAAAAAACCGTTCACACTTGAGCCTTTAATGGGTATAATGAAATACCCTAATGAATATCTAAGAAGTAAAGGTGTCAACGAAGGAGATACCGTGTGCTTTGCCCCTAACGGTGAGTACGAATTTGAAATTGATGGTGAAAAGCTATATAGGATGTATGATCATTTTGTGACAATGAAACTAGAGCCGGTATGAGCAACAGAGAGATAAAGCTTAAAATAATAAACTCTGGATACAAGGCCATAGAGGAATTGATAAAGGTTGCAGAGGAGAGTATTATCACTCAGGAAGAGGGCGATATATCAGCAGATAAATTAAAGAATGCAGCAGCATCCAAGAAGTTGGCAATATTTGACGCATTTGAAATACTCAGTAGAATAGAATCCGAGAAAGAATCTCTTGATTACATAGAGAGAGGTATTAGTAAAGTAGACTCAAAACAAGGCTTTGCAGAAAGACGATCAAAATAGACTTTATTATGTCGTGAAGGATTTAATTCCTTTAAATGCGATTACTAATAAAAACAGAGTTCGCTCTTGGCTGTACGGTTACAATGAGCAGTACGACATTGTCGTTATCTCAAAGAGCGGTCAGATAGGCGAGGTCATAAACATCTCAGGGGTAAACATAGCCCTTCCTCCTGCACCGGAGAATTGTCACAAAAGGAGCGACTCAAAAGCAGAGCAATACTGGGACCGAAATCCGATACCAAAAGAACTTGAGAAGATAAACTCAATCTTCCAATGGAATGACAAGCCAAACGAGTTCAAAAATAAATGGGTTGACTATATAGAGACCGAGTTCGATTATCGTGAGCAAGGTTTTTGGTTCATGAATAATGGTACCCCTTGCTATATCACAGGGTCTCATTATATGTACCTACAATGGTCAAGCATTGACGTTGGTTACCCTGACTTCCGAGAAGCAAATAGAATCTTCTTCTTGTTTTGGGAAGCTTGCAAAGCGGACCCAAGATGCTTCGGGATGATATATCTCAAGATAAGACGCTCAGGTTTCTCGTTCATGTCATCCTCCGAGTGCGTAAATCTCGCAACATTAGTAAAGGACGCGCGACTAGGTATCTTGTCAAAGACAGGTGCCGATGCCAAGAAGATGTTTACCGACAAGGTGGTCCCGATCAACAACAAGCTGCCGTTCTTCTTCAAGCCAATAATGGATGGTATGGACAAGCCAAAGGTAGAGTTGGCGTTCCGTGTGCCGGCATCGAAGATTACCAAGAAGAATATGCACGAGATCAATAACAATGACATAGTCGGGTTGGATACCACTATTGACTGGAAGAATACTGAGGAGAACTCTTATGACGGTGAGAAGTTATTGTTCCTGGCTCATGACGAATGTTATGCTCCAGAAACAAAAATACTAATGGAAGATTTTTCTTTTAGACAAATAAAGGATATAAACATAGGAGATAAAGTTATAGTTGATGGAGGTAAAATAAAAACTGTCGTAAAGAAAACTAGTGGTAAAACGGATAGGTATATTGTAAAACAACCTTATGGAGAAGATTATATTGTTACTAAAAATCACAGATTAGTATTTAATGAATACAAAAAAGGTGAGGTAATAATGAATCCAGAAGAGTATATAAATAGCTCAAAGTTTAGGAAGCAGCATCTAACAAGAGTAGTATCAAGGGGCATACAATCAGAAGATTGCTTCAATGGAATACCCCCATATTTATTAGGTCTATGGCTAGGAGATGGAAGACAAAGTTCTTTTACGATATTGGTAAACAAAGAAGAAGAACCAGAAATATTAACTTATTTAGGAAGACTTGCACAAATTAAAAATATTGAGTTTGATTTAAGAAAATCAACTTGTAAAAAAATAGTTGAATTTGCATTCAAGGGAATAAATAAATCTTTAAGAGATATAGGAGTTTATAATAATAAACACATTCCAGAAGAATATATTAAATCTTCAATAGAATGCAGGCTTCAATTATTAGCAGGTATTATTGAAACGGATGGATATTCTGATAAGAAAAAAGGAATTATATCTATAGGAATGAGCAGAGAAAAACTTATTGAACAAATAAGATTTATAGCTTTATCTTGTGGTCTTAGTTGTAGTAAGATTAAATGCAAAAATACAAATTTTGGTGCGAAATCTTACAATATAAGTATATCTGGAGATTTATCAATTATACCTCTTATAACTAAAAAGAAATCATTCGAAGAATATTTTCCAAAAACAAGAGGAAGAAGAAATAAAGTATCTGTAGAATATCTTGATCAGGGTGAATATATAGGTATTCAAGTAGATGCCGAAAACGATAACGAAAGAAGATTGATACTTGGAGATTTTACAGTTAGTATGAATAGTGGAAAGTGGGTAAAGCCAAATAATATCCTAAACAATTGGCGCGTAACAAAAACTTGTTTGCGTTTGGGTAGCAAGATTATAGGCAAGTGCATGATGGGGTCTACCTCAAATGCCTTGAATAAGGGTGGTGATAACTTCAAGTCCTTGTACTATGACTCAAATGTTGAGAATAGGAATGCTAATGGTCAGACAAAGAGTGGGCTATACTCCTTATTCATTCCGATGGAATGGAACATGGAGGGATTTATTGACAAGTACGGTATGCCTGTGTTCAGGAAGCCTGAGAAGCCAATAGAGGGAGTCGACAAGGGCAAGATATCAAATGGGGCGATTGACTACTGGGAGAATGAGGCAGCGTCACTAAAGAATGATGCCGATGCATTGAACGAGTTCTATCGTCAGTTCCCAAGGTCAGAGTCCCACGCATTTAGAGATGAGAGCAAGCAGGCGATATTTAACCTGACTAAGATATATCAGCAAATTGATTACAATGACTCCTTAATCAAGGAGCAGTACATGACAAGAGGGTCGTTCTCTTGGAAAGACGGAATTAAAGACACAAAGGTTGTATGGACTCCAAATAAACATGGAAGATTTTTAATTAGCTGGTTCCCTCCTGCGCATTACGCGAACAATGTACATACAAGGAATGGAATCATGTATCCAGGTAATGAGCATTTAGGGTCGTTTGGATGTGACCCATATGACATCTCAGCAGTTGTTGGAGGAAGAGGGTCAAGTGGATCGCTGCATGGGATGACAAAGTTCCACATGGATGACGCTCCGGTGAATGAGTTCTTTTTGGAATATATAGCAAGACCACAAACAGCAGAGATATTTTTTGAGGAAATACTTATGGCTTGCGTTTACTACGGAATGCCAATACTTATAGAGAATAATAAACCAAGGTTATTGTACCATTTTAAAAATAGAGGATACAGAGGATTTTGTATGAACAGACCAGACAAGCAGTTTAACAAGTTGACAAAGACAGAGCGCGAGCTAGGTGGTATACCTAACTCATCTGAGGATGTCAAGCAGTCTCACGCCTCTGCAATCGAGTCATACATCGAGAAGTTTATAGGGTTTGATTATACCGGTGCATATAGAGAACCTGACGTAATTGGTAATATGCCATTTACAAAAACACTTGAAGATTGGGCAAAGTTTGATATAAATGATAGGACTAAGTTTGACGCTGCAATCAGCTCAGGATTAGCAATTATGGCAAATCAGAAACACCTTTATATGCCAGAGAAGAAAGAATCAAAAATAATTATTAACTTTGCTAGATATACAAACGATGGGTTAACAAGTCAAATAATGAAATGAAAGATATAATCATAGACATACAGTACTCGGACTTCCCTAAACAATGGGCAACTGACGCAGAGAAGGCATCAGAAAGCTATGGGCTGCAAGTTGGACAGGCAATCCAATATGAGTGGTTTAGAAAGGATGGTACATCTTGCAGATACTACAGCAGATGGAGAGAGTTCCATAAGCTTAGGCTCTACGCAAGGGGTGAGCAGTCAGTAGCAAAGTACAAAAACGAGCTAGCGATTGACGGTGACTTGTCTTATTTGAATATTGACTGGACTCCTGTTCCAGTTATACCAAAGTTTGTTGACATCGTAGTGAACGGAATGGCTGACAGGCTATTCAAGCCAAAGGCATATGCCCATGATGCTATGTCATTGGCAAAGCGCAATAAGTACCAGGACATGATAGAGACTCAGATGATTGGCAAGCCAATATTTGAGACGATCCAAAAGTTCACAGGTGCCAATCCATTTGTTACAGACCCGAACACGCTACCTGAGAATGACGAGGAGCTGTCATTGTATATGCAAATAAATTACAAGCCTGCAATTGAGATAGCAGAGGAGGTAGCAATAAACACAATATTTGACGAGAACCACTACTACGACACGAGAAAGCGCTTAGACTATGACATGACTGTACTTGGTATAGCAGTGGCAAAGCACGAGTTCTTGCTAGGTGAAGGCGTGAGGATATCATATGTAGACCCAGCAAATTTGGTCTATAGCTATACTGAGGATCCATTCTTTGAGGACTGCTTCTATTGGGGTGAGATTAAAACTGTGCCTCTTACAGAGCTGTACAAAATCAATCCAAAACTAACAAAAGATGACCTTCAAAAAATATCACAATACAGTCAATCTTGGTACGATTACTACAATGTTGCAAGATTCTATGAGAATAGCTTGTTTAGTAGGGACACTTGCACTCTGCTATACTTTAACTATAAGACAACCAAAAAGGTAGTCTACAAGAGAAAAACGACCGAGACCGGTTCTGTCAAGATGATACCAAAGGACGATACGTTCAATCCTCCGGCAGAGATGATGGAGGAGGGTAACTTCGAGAAGGTAGAGAAGACCATTGACGTGTGGTATGAGGGTGTTATGGTAATGGGTACTAACTACTTGGTTAAATGGGAGATGGCTGAGAATATGGTCAGACCAAAGTCATCAGCACAACACGCGATGCCAATGTATGTGGCCTGCGCACCAAGGATGTACAAGGGTGTTATTGAGTCATTGGTAAGAAGGATGATACCATTCGCTGACTTGATTCAGATAACTCACCTAAAGCTACAGCAGGTCATCAACAGAGTTGTGCCTGACGGTGTATTCATTGACGCTGACGGCCTTAATGAGGTTGACCTAGGTACAGGTGCCGCATATAACCCTGAGGATGCACTAAGGCTCTACTTCCAAACAGGTAGTGTTATCGGTAGAAGCTTCACTCAGGATGGTGACTTCAATAATGCTAGGGTGCCGATCACTCAGCTCACCTCAAATTCAGGGGCAGCGAAGACGCAAATGCTCATCGCCAACTACCAACACTACATGGACATGATTAGGACCGTAACAGGTCTTAATGAGGCGAGAGATGGATCAACGCCTGACCCGAACTCTTTGGTTGGTCTACAGAAGATGGCAGCGCTCAACTCAAATACAGCAACAAGACATATCCTTGAGAGTGCATTATTTATCTACAGGAAACTAGCAGAGGCAATCACCTATAGAGTGTCTGATGTTTTGGAATATGCAGACTTCAAGGAGGACTTTGCTATGAGAATTGGCAGATACAATGTGTCTATCTTAAATGATATCAAGGAGTTATATCTGTATGACTTTGGTATTTTCATTGAGGTAACCCCTGATGAGGAGCAGAAAGCACAGCTAGAAGCCAATATACAAGTGGCATTATCGAAAGGTGACATCAACCTTGAGGATGCCATTGACATCAGAGAGCTTAAAAATCTCAAGCTAGCCAATCAGCTACTGAAGCTCAAGCGAGTTAAGAATGCCGAGAGAATGGAGCAGATGATGATGCAAAAGCAGGCTATGCAGGCACAGCAGCAGATGCAGTCACAACAGATGGCAGCCGAGATGGCAGTGCAAAAGATACAGCTTGAGGCCCAGTCAAAGACAATGGTTATCCAGGCAGAGATAGAGGGGCAAATGAAGAAGATGGAGTTCGAAGCAGGCATCAAGTCTAAGCTAATGGCAGAGGAGTTCCAATACAATATAAAGATGCATGAGATGCAGTCAAGTTTGCTAACAAGCAGAGAGAATAAAAGAGAGGAGGAGAAGAATAAGCGCATAGGTATTCAGAATACTCAGCAGTCAAAACTCATCAATCAGAGAAAGAATAATCTACCTCCGGTAAGCTTCGAAAGCAATGAAGATAGCTTAGATGGATTTGATTTAGCAGAATTTAATCCGAGATAATACTACATAATAAAATTTTTTATAAATTTGCAAATAATTAAAATTAAATCAAATGGAATTTAAAGCAGTAAGAATATTAGACTCAACAGAATCTAAGAGTGTACAAGAGGTAGAAAAGGAACTTCTTGAGAGACATGAGCAGTCATTATCGCAAGATGCACCCCAGGAGAGCTTCTCTATGCCACAGCAGGAGATTGAGTTAAAAGAAGAAGACGTTCTTTCATATATAGGGAAAAGATACAACAAGCAGATTAACTCATTCGATGAATTGATGGCTGAGCGTAACTCAGAGGAGATGCCGGAGGATGTAGCTGCTTATATGAAATATAGAAAAGATACAGGAAGAGGATTCGAAGACTTTCTCAAGTTGAAGAAAGATTTCGATTCTGTTCCGGAAGAACAGCTACTCAAGGAGTACTTGTTATCTACACAAGAGGGTCTTGACGAAGATGACGTTGAGATGATGTTGGATGAGTACAGGTATGACGAGGATCTTGATGACGAGTCTTATATTAAGAAGGCAAAGGTATCAAGAAAGAAAGCTGTTAATGAGGCAAAGAAGTTTTTCAACTCTCAGAAGGAGATGTATAAGATGCCCCTTGAGTCAAGTACGGCAGGTATATCTCAGGAAGAGAAAGAGGAGTTCAATGCTTATCGTCAATATATGCAACAGGCTAAGACGATCGAGGAGGAGAATAATCGTAAGCGTCAATGGTTTGAACAAAAAACCAATGAGGTATTTGATGGTAATTTCAAAGGTTTTGAATTTAGTGTCAATAACAAAAAGCTTAATTTTAATCCTGGGGATGCTAATGAGCTTAAAAAGTTACACTCAAATCCATCAAGCTTTATCGGTAAGTTTATCGATGAGAGTGGCTTGATTAAGGATGCAGGTGGATACCATAAGGCTTTGGCTGTTGCAATGAACCCTGAGAGGTTTGCCAAGTTCTTTTATGAGCAAGGTATGACTGATGCAGCAGATGACTTTATGCGTAAGACTAAAAATGTAAATATGTCTGAGCGTAAGGCAAATGAGACAACGAGGGGGAATGATGGGTTTCAGGTTAAAGCGGTTAATCCTGACCATGGAAAAAGCTTAAAAATCCGCAGCATAAAAAAATTGTAGACAAATTAAAAATTTAAAAAATGCCAGGTTCAGTATTACCAAGTCCTACGTTTGCGTTGCAACCAGCAGCGGAACAATTGGCCTTACAGACAAACTATATTACCAACTTCAACTTCTTGAATCAGTATCTTCCTGATACTTATGAGAAGGAATTTGAGCGTTATGGTAATCGTACAATTGCATCATTCTTGCGCCTTGTAGGTGCTGAGATGCCTTCAAACTCTGACCAAGTAAAATGGGCTGAGCAGGGTCGTTTGCACATCAAGTATACTAACTGTACAGTTACCGCAGCAAGTACAACTACATCTACCTTCTCGGTAGCCGCAGTAAATGGTGATCCTGCTTCTGTAGCTATTAGAGTTGGACAGACTGTATTTATTCAGATAGATACAAGTACAACACCTACAAACGTAAATAAGTCTTACAAGGCTATCGTTACTGCTGTTACACAAACAGGTAGTGCAACCGTGGCAGGTACTTTTGCAGTAGCTTACTATGATTTGCCTGCTAGTGTTACAATTGCAGCTACTGACGTTTGTACTGTATTCATTTATGGTTCTGAGTTCAGAAAAGGAACTACAGGAATGGTAGGTTCTCTTGATGCTGAAGATGTAATCTTCTCTAACAAGCCAATCATCCTAAAAGACCGTTACGCTGTAAATGGTTCTGATATGGCTCAGATTGGATGGGTTGAAGTAACAACTGAGAATGGCGCTACTGGCTACCTTTGGTACCTAAAATCAGAGCATGAGACTCGCCTTCGCTTTGAGGACTACCTTGAAACAGCTATGATTGAAACAGTTCCTGCTGCGACAGGTTCTGGTGCTGCTGCTGTATTAGGTGGTGCGGGGCAAGGTGGATCTGAGGGTATCTTCTATGTTGTAAACCAACGTGGTAACGTATGGGGTGGTGGTACGCCAACATCTCTTGCTGACTGGGATTCAATTGTACAGCGTCTTGACAAGCAAGGAGCTATCGAGGAGAATGTTATCTTCTGTAATCGTCAATTGAGCTTTGATATTGATGGTATGCTTGCAGGCCTTAACGGTGCAAGTACTGTAACTGGCGCTCCTTCTTATGGTGCTTCTTACGGTCTATTTGACAATGACGTAACTATGGCTTTGAATCTTGGATTCTCAGGCTTCAGACGTGGTTATGACTTCTACAAATCAGATTGGAAGTACTTGAACGACCCAACTATGCGTGGCGGCCTTTCGACAAATGCTGCTGCCTTTGGTACAGTTACAGGGCTTTTGGTTCCTGCCGGTTCAACTTCTGTTTACGACCAGATTATGGGCAAAAACGCTAAGCGTCCATTCCTTCACGTTCGCTACCGCGCAACTGAGGCTGAAGATCGTAGATACAAGACTTGGATTACAGGGTCTGCCGGTGGTGCTTCTACTAGCGACTTGGATGCAATGGAAGTAAACTTCCTTTCTGAGCGTTGTGTTTGTACCCTTGGTGCTAACAACTTCGTTTTGTTTAGATACGGTTAATAAGGTGAATACTGGGGAGTGTCTTATGGCACTCTCCTTTTTTTTAAATTAAATCAAATTAAATATATGTCTGAGTTAAAAAAAATGGTACCTACTGATAAGGTATATAGATTAAAAGGCGATTCATCCCCATTGTCATACACGCTAGCATCAAGAAATCATCCAAGGTTCCCATTGATGTGGTATGATGAGAAGAACAATATAAACAGAGCGCTAAGATATGCGTCAAACCAAAAGTCTCCATTTGAGGATGAGCAAGATGGTAACGCTATTTTGGAGCCTATTATTTTTCAAGATGGGATGTTAGCTGTTCCAAAAAACAATCCTGTTCTTCAAGCTTTTATGCATTATCATCCAATGAATAACAGAATATTTGAAGAGGTTGATAAGGAAAAAGAAGCGTTTGAAGAAGTTGAGGACTTGAACATTGAGGTAGATGCATTGATTGCGGCAAGAGGTTTAAGTATCGAGCAGCTTGAGATTATGACAAGGGTGCTATTTGGTAAGGACCCATCTGTCATCTCAACAGCAGAATTAAAAAGAGATATGCTGATATTTGCCAAGATGAACCCAAGGGATTTTATGCAAACCATAAATGACCCTGAGTTGAAATATCAAGGCAAGATTATGCTATTCTTTGAAAAGAGACTATTGGCTCTCCGCAATAATGACAGAGAGATTTGGTTTACTACACCATCCAACAAAAAGAAAATGTGTTCAATACCATTCGGTGCTGACCCACATGATTTTGCTGGACAGTTCTTACAAAGTGACGAAGGCCTTGATGCGCTAAAGATGTTAGAGACATATTTATCGTAGTCAAGTGAAAATATTTTAGAGTTATAGTAAGAGAGGGTGTAAATATATGCCCTCTTTTTTTTATATTTGTAAAAAAATAGAGAATGATCAACTCAGTAAGAAATACAGTGCAGTCTGTTCTGAACAAGAACAACTATGGGTACATCTCACCGGCTGACTTCAACCTGTATGCACTGCAAGCTCAGATGGAGATATTTGAGGAGTACTTTGCCACATACAACAAGGTTATAAATATGGAGAATGGTCGCATGGCAGGTACTGACTATGCAGACTTAGAGCAACCTATAGCAGAGCTGCTAGAGACATTTATTACTACTAAGTTCCTTGTGCCAAGCCCTGCGGCATCAGGTTACATCGGCAATAATTTCTTCGCTCCATCACTAACAACAACAGGGTCTGACTACTACTTAATAAATAGAGTTAACTGCTACACTACTGTGTTGGCATCAGGAGCCAATACAAACACTGTACCGTCATACCAATTGATTGATTCCGGTGCGAGCTTTGTAACGGCAGGCGTATCTGTTGGTGACGTAGTTGTCAATACCACTCTCTATGAGGGTGCATTCGTAACAGGCGTGTCAGCTACAGCCCTTGACATAACAGATGACATCTTTACGGCTATAGGCCAAGACTATAAGGTATATAAGGCATCAGCAATCAGCGAGGCTGAGAAGGTGACAATGGGTAAAATACTTATGCTAAACCAATCCCTGCTCACTACCC